ACAGGCTCCAGTCCGTTATTGAAACACCAGTGCGCTAACTGGACGGGGAGTGATATTCTATTGTAATTAATTATTAAGCACTTATATCTCATACGCCCCTCCTATATGACAGACGTGATATTGTGCTGTCGGTATGTGTTTATTATTCTCGAATGCCCGCAACTGCTGAATGAAATGGTAGTCATGCCCGTAACCTGTTTTATCCCAGGTCAAACCGAGCCTGGCTGCATGGCACAGGTTAGAGGTCCCGCAGCGCCCGTACTGTGTTATGTCGGCTTGTCGCTCAACCCATTTCCCCTCATGCATCATCCAGTCGTTTGAATAGACCCAGTCCTCACCGTTGATGTTCTCTGCAAATGTTTTCAGGTGATCCTGCCCGTATTGGTCGTCGTTATCGAGGTAGATGATATAGTCACCTGATGCTGCCCTTATCCCGGCATTGCGTGCATTGTTACTCCATAGTCCTTCCCTCTGTGTGCGTAACAGCCGGAGGCGTTTATCGTTCTTCAGCATCCGGCTCACTATAAAGCTTGTCGCGTCACACCCGTCAGATATGACTATCAGTTCAAAGTCTTTGTAGCTCTGGGTCAGCACGGAGTTAATTGCCCTGACGAGCTTCTGTTCTTTCTTTGTGGCTGCTCCCGGGAAGTCAGCAAGTAATGAGGGGAGGATAACGGAAAATTTCATCTTACCGGAGTTTTTTTAATTCTTTATTTTCTTTAAGTAACTCTGAAACCTGCTTCATTATACTATTTATAAATTCATCCTTATTCCTTATTGATATATGATCTTCCTCAGGATGACTAAGCATTATGATAAGGTCTCCCATTCCCCTTATTAACTCATCGTACTTGGCTTGTAACTCGACGACTTCTTTAAGTCTGGTTACTTCAAATTTAATAACTGCTGGTAGTTTCATATCTTATCAATACATGATTTTAACATTTCATAAGTCTCTTTGCTGTGGGGTGTCCTGAAATCCCGGTCTCCAATGTACAGAATGATATCCTTTGTCCCGGTGTCGTCATTCATGTCCGGGTCCACCCAGAATGCCGATAGCCGTTCAGGCCGGAAGTGCAGGTCGACAAGCTCCATGCAGTTTTTGTTCTTGGCAAATCCCAGGTTGAGGTTCTCTTCTGCTTTTGCGCTGTCCTCTATGTAGATAGGTACTAACATTTATCCAAATGTATTTCTTTTACTGTAATTATGCAACATATTACTGCTTTTTTACAGTTTAACCGAGCAAAATATTTATAAGATCCGCTCGTTGGTTGTTTACCCTGCTGAGCATCAGGTATTCGCTTATGTACTCCCAGGCTATCTGGTTCTGTTTCTCCGCGTCAACCTCTCCTGATAGTACTGCTCTTATCGCATCGTAATATTCCGAAGGGTTGTTATATGACAGTGCTCCCGGTACGTTCCACCACCCCGGTACTACACAGGCTGCCCCGGACCACGAGCCTTCAATGAATCCTATATTCGAGCGGCATCTATTGAAAACATTATCGTGCAATGGTACATGAAAGACTTCAGGGGCAGTGTCCAGTATCTTCTTGTGGTACATGATAATATCCATACCCTGAATGAAGCTTTTGTTTTGCGTCTCGGCAAAGAACCAGGGATAAAAACCCATGAACATAAACTCATGGTCCGGGTGCTCTTGTGTCAGCTTATTAATTTCTTTGCCGTATGTCATCATATCGTATATATGTGCAGCGGGTCCGCGCCATAGAACTCTCTTCTCCCTCTTCTTTAGTTCGCGCCTGCGGAAGATATCATCATTAAAAGCGTTAGGGATAACGCGTATGTTACGGTTGAACTGCTGATAACATTGCTTTAAGTATTCAACCGGCACAGTCACGACGTCGGCTGCCCGGAGGCACCTTTTTACATTCTCCTGTACTGCCGGGCTGTTATATGTCTGGTGTGCCGGGTTCTCCGGGTTGAGGACAAAGAGGTTATCATCATAGTCCACCCATATAGGCTTATTCATATCCTTTGCGTAAGCGATAAGGTTAGCTGCTACCTCGGTATATGGCCTCTGCAGCATGATAATATCGTAATTAGATATGAGTTGCCATGTCACTGGCACCTGGTCCCAGGAGAGAACATCTATCTCATGTTTTGAGCGGTTCTTTAGGTCGTGTGCTACTCCCGACGCTCTGTAATAGCAGGTGGGGTCGTTCTTATCCGGTACTAAGAATAATATTTGTGCCATAGTCCTATACTTCAAATCCTGTCATCTGGTTAGTGGTGTCATCTTTTAGTCGCTCCATCTCTGTCTCGGGATCTTCAACGAGCGGGTTGATCTCAACAGCTGTCTCTTTAGAGAGGATGCCTCCTGTTCGGGCTACTGTGATATTGTCAATTACCTCTGTATCGTTCTGCGGCAGGTAAGGTGTTATCTCAGGTATCAGCTGCACTGCCTCTGCCTCTCTTTCTAGCGAGGTGTTAATCACTTTGCCGATAGCTGCTTTGATAATGTTAAAACGTCGCTGCAGGCCCATGCCGAATATCTCTTCTTTCTTCGATACGGCGAGGTGTGCATCCATAAAAAAGGCTTTCATAGTAAATTGTGCAATAGTACCCATCCCTTTCATTGCGCTGAATGATATGTCCGGCGTCTGGCTGAGGGTGTATATCAGGTCGCGCAGGTTGTCCTGTTCCATCTTTATGCTTTCCGGCGGTGAGTTAAGGGCCAGGTAGTTGGCTTGAGCATTCTCGGCAAGCTGTAATATCTTTCCCTGTTCGCCTTTTTGTGCAAAGCCGAGTATCTCACCTACCACTGCAAGGATAGGGGAACCGAAGTAGTCATTCATGTCGGCATGGTTTGAGACTGAGTCCTCAAGTCTTTTTATCATGCTGGCCACGTCACTCCATTCCGGTCTCTTCTGGCTGTGATAGATAACAGGTATCTTCTTTAGCGCATTGGGTATCGGGTTGATGTTCTTCACTCCTTCCGGTGTCACCACCTCAACCAGGTCGTCAAGCTTCCACACGTTGTCGCGGTTGACATACCGGTATTCGTAGTCGTTGGTGTAGACATCGTAATGGTCAACATCTTTATTGTCCTCCTCCTTCAATTTGTAGCTACGCGCAAAGGCTATCATGTCACCTGTTGAGTCGAAGAGCGGGTATAGCTTGTCGCCCAGGTCCGGGGACCAGATATTGCATTTGAGGGTGTACCTGGGTTTTGCTTTTCCTGTCTCAACAAAATACCACACTTCGGCGCATTCCATTTCGCTCATCAGCCGGCGTGCTATCTCTTTGTTCTTGTAGTTCATCTTGTTGTTATTAAGGATCCACTCAACAGAGTTAACAAGTGTTTTCTCTTTATCGCTCTCGCTCTCGTATACCGGGTTTATCTTTACCGGTATGTTAAGCATAAAACCTACACGACGGTCCACGATAAGCTGCTGGAAGCTCATGCCTATTCGTGCCGGGTCGATATAGTCTATTATTGTCTTTTCGGTGGCCGCGCTACTGGTGTCACCATACCCTTTGACTATCTTTTTCTTTTGCCTGTAATTCTCATCGAATATATCATGGTCGGCTACCTTGTATTGTTTGATAGCCTCCTCCTGTGATACTTCAAAACTTGGCGCGTTAGTGGTGAAGAGCTGCGCTATCTCTTTATAGCTCTGCTTGGCTATTACTTCGAGGGCGTTTTTAATATTCATTTTTTAATTTTTTATGGTAATAGTTCACTTAGTTGCTGTAGGTTCATTTTCTTTCTGTTCTTGCCGATAACCTCCTGAAGGATGACATACCTGGCCGCATCGATAGCATGGTTAAACTCATCGACGGGCTGGTTGATGTACCGTCCTTCTTTGTCCTGATCATAGACATAGTTATCAAATTCTTTCTTTATATGAGTGGAGCGCTTCGTTATGAATATCCGGTATTCCTGCATCTTTGTTATCCCTGCCATCACTGATCCCTGGTATTTTTCTACGGCATGTATGTTCAGTCCGGCGTTGTATATCTCATCGATAAGTCGTGGATCCGCGCTTTCGGATATTATCTTTTTGTTTTTGCAATTTGTTTTAAGGACATTGATGATATCATTTGTCAACATCCTGGTCCGGTAGCATATCTCATCAAGATATAACTCTTCGCCATGGATGCCGACTTCGAGTATCGCTGTGGGATCGTTCGTGTATCCGAAGTCCATACCAATGAAGCGCTTCTTCATTATCTCAGGTATGTCGTCTATCATCTCATAATTTTCAAATATACGGCCCTCGATAACTGCTCTTAGGCCGAGGCCATATACTGTCCAGAGTGACTTGTTGCGGTCTTTTAACTTCTCAATATCTTCGACGATCTTCTGTTCCAGGAAGGGGTTGTCCTTGTATGTGCTGATAAAATGGTAGGTGTCCGGGTCTTTGTTAATCTCTTCTATCCAGTGATCTTCAGAGAAGGATGGGTTGTAGTCAATAATTGCGAACTGTGTTGTTCGCATTATGAGCTGTTGCCATTCTATGTAAAACAGCTCATTAGCTTCATTGGCAAATAATATGTCCCGCTTGCGGCCCCTGATCTTCTGCTCGTCATCTGTTGAAAAGAACTCTACCCAGCTGCCGTTGCTGAACCGGTATATTAACTCTGTCTTATTGAACTGCTTATCATTCCACAGTCCCATCCTGTACATTATTTCCTTGAAGTCAATAAGGACGGAGCCCTTCAGCGCTGGTAGTGTCTTGCGGACTATTGATAAACGTACTGCGCTATGCTCCAGGATGTAAATAATAAGAAATATCAGGATGTTGTAAGTCTTTGCTGACCTGGCCGATCCCTGGAGACTAATAATGGCCTTGTTGTCTGCAAGTCCTTTAATGAGTCCTTTGTAAATCTTATCTGCTACTTGGATCTTCACTATTCTTCTGTCTCTTCTATATCTACCTTATCGGCATTATCAATAAATTCTATAGTGATTCTTGGTACGAGGTCCCGTCCATCGGCCCCGGTGACTTCCTGTTTGTCTCTCCATCCGTGTTTATTGATGAGGACGAACTTTGTTATTGCTGCATTTAGCTTGTCTGCTGTGGCATATTTCTGGAGCTTAAGTTCCTGTATTTTACGTGCTTGCCTAATCAAATCGGAAAACGACGAATATTTTTCACTCAAATATCTAATGACATCTGGGTATAAATCCCGCTCAATAACCAGAAATTCTTCCCAGAAAATATTAATAGCATCTTTCTTTTGCCATGCTATTAAGTCATTTCCTAACTGCTCGGCTCTCTTCTTAGTCCATTTCGGTTTCGGCTGGTATGTCGAGCTGAATTGCTTCCCGTCTTTCGGCTTTATGTTCCCGTATCCTCCTGGCATGATAATGAATGTTTTTTAATTTCAATTCCCGGATCAAGTTTCTGCATCCTGTCAATAATAACCTGACAGTATAAAGGGTCCAGCTCCATCCCGTAACATTTCCTGTTCAGTTGGTGTGCTGCTACCATTGTGCTACCGCTACCCAGGAAGGGATCTAATATTAATTCGCCTTTTTTACTGCTATTATTTACTAAATCCCCAAGCAATGTTATTGGTTTCATTGTTGGGTGTAAATCATTTTTTAACGGAGTGTTATGCTTTAGAACTGTAGTCTTTACTTTGTCTGAAAATATATCAGTAATTATTTTTAATAATTCATCCTTTTTTAATTTAGTAAAGTCTATTTCATCCTCAAATACTGTCACTTCAGAATTATTCCCGTGCCATCTATGATGGTCCCACCACCCATATATTATATTTTCATGTTTCCCCTTGTAGTCCTGTCGTCCTAAGACTAATCTGTTTTTTACCCATACTAACATATTTGAAACATGAAATTCATCCATTTCATAAAAACTGATTAATGATTCGGCATTGCCGAATACATAAACAGAGTTGTATGATGCAATATGTTTTTTTATGATGCCGAATACTGACTTGATCCAATTGTTATATTGTTTCCTGTCTATAAAATTGTCATTTTCAATATCTTTCTGTATTCTATTACCTTTATCATACAAATTAAGCAGCTCATTTTTGCTTGAATAATTGACATTGTAAGGCGGATCTGTAATTATTAAATCTGCCAGCAGGCCATCCATTAAATTTCTGTATGTTTCTGGTTTTGCGCTATCCCCGCAGATAAGGCGATGCTCTCCTATTTCAATAATATCACCAAGTATAATATCTGTCTTAATTCCTTCCGGCGGTTCGTAGTTATCATCGACTGCCTTTTGTGGGTCCATCGTAACTTCAGGAAAGTCCAGTCCCCACTCCTGTAGCAGCTCCTGGTCCCAGTCGGAGAGAATCATATCCCAGTTCATCTCACCATAGGCGAGGTTATCTTTAATAACAAATTCCCGCCATTGTTCTGGTGTCAGGTCCCGGCCTTGTTTTACCCATTCGTCTGGTACATCATTATAGCCTAATTGTTTTAGCGCCTTAAAGCGCATATTCCCTCCCTGGATGATGTTATTCTCGTCGATAATAATCGGGCGTAACTTCATCATCTGTGGAAAGTCCTTGAGTGACTTGACGAGTTTTTCGAATTTGTCGTCTTTAATCAGTCGTGGGTTGTCCGGGTTCGGCTGGATTTGTGATAGCTTCATCTAAAAATATTTATCTTCTAATTGATCAGAATGGTGCTTCTGGTCCTGTGTAGGTGCTGAAGGATCTTCGTCCTTTTGCTGGTGTCGTTTTTGTCCTGCCTGATTTTGTTTTTTCTGAACCGCTTGCCATAGTTTGTCTCCTCTTATTGATTTGTTAATAATTGAATATTCGTCTATTATTTTTTTATGATGTTCTGCATAAAAATCATATAACTCTGCATTCTCTTCAATGGTTACCTGCTCGATGCATCCTGATGACCGGAGGTTTGATGATCCATGAATGCAATATTTCAGCCGGTTGAATGCTTCAAAGATGCATATCTTGGTATGGGATCCTGCTACTGCCAGCTGGAACCTGTCGTTAATATCGAGCTCCTCCAGCATGTATGGTATCAGACCCCTGCGCTCATGTGCAAAAAAATAGTCCGAAATTATCAAGTCTAAGCTGTCGATGTAATTCCCTACAAACAGGTTGACCAGTGAGTCGATGTTGTTCTGGCTCATCGATAGCGTAGATATTATAAGCTTACTGGTCTTTATGTTTTTCTGGTAAAAGAATGCTTCAATGAAATCTCCCATTATAAAGTTACCCGACAGGATGATGTGCGCTCGCTGTCCTTTCTCAATTTCTATATTGCGGGCCATATCCATCGCGTGTTCAAAGTATAGCCTGTTTTCCGGGATTATCTTTGTTGGTTTCGGGTTAATATAGCGGTTCCCGTATTGCGCCAGGAAGTCATCATCGAAGGTTAAATCGATTTTTAAGTCCTGGTCGCTGAACTCGATATTAAAATCTTCATTCTCCATTTGCTGCAATTAATGAGTGCAACTTACTATATTTTGACAGTTAAATCAAATGAATGTTTCACATTTTTTCAACT